TTATTAAGCGAATCAGAATATAAAAACTTAGGTATACCTAAATACAAGAATACTAAGAACTTTAAAAAAGGCAATTTTTTATTCGGCTTATATGAAAATAAAGAACATATTATTAAAAATAATAGCGTTTATTTGGTAGAGGGTCAATTTGATGTAATTAAAGCAAGAGAAAAAGGCTTTAATAATATGGTAGCCTTAGGGACTTCTAGTATGACAGATTATCAATTCTCTGTTTTAAGTCGTTATACCGATAATATATTTTTATTATTGGATAATGATGAGGCCGGAGAAAAGGGTCGTAAATTTATTACCCATAAATATGGCAAATATGCAAATATTCAAAACTTTTACTTGCCTGATCAGTACAAGGATGTAGATGATTATTTTTCATTATCTCAAGAAGATACCTTATCGTTTGCAGTTAAAGTGTGAAATGGTTAACTTATGCAAAAAATATTAAAAAGAAAAGGAATTATAGAATATATTTCTTACGGCAAACGTCATCGAGAAGATGGCCCGGCAGCAATATGGTTTAATGGAGATAAATCCTGGTATCTTCATGGTCATCTTCATCGAATAGATGGCCCGGCATTAGAATGGACTAATGGACATCAAGAATGGTGGCTTCATGATCAACGCCATCGAGACGATGGGCCTGCAATTGAGTATTTAAATGGAGATAAAGAATGGTGGATTCATGGAAAGCGCCATCGAGAAGGCGCTCCAGCCATAGAAAGTTTCAGTGAGAAACGATGGTATCTTCATGGTCATCTTCATCGAGAAGATGGTCCAGCGATAGAGTTGCCTAATGGACGTAAAGAGTGGCATCTTCATGATCAATGCCATCGAGAAGATGGTCCGGCAATAGAAGATGCTTATGGAAATAAATGGTGGTACTTTCAAGGTAAAAATTATACAGAAAAAGAATATTGGAGAGTACTTAAATTGAAAGCTTTATGGTAAAGTATGCAAGAAATTAAAAAAGAGATATGTGGCGCTAAAAAATATTATTGGAAGTATCAGCTACATCGAGAAGATGGGCCAGCCATAGAATGGCATGATGGATCTAAAGAATGGTGGATTCATGGTCAACTTCATCGAGAAGATGGTCCGGCAGTAGAATATACTAATGGAGAGAAATTTTGGTATCTTTATGGTAAATGCCATCGAGAAGATGGACCTGCCGTAGAATGGTTTAATGGAAATAAATATTGGTTTTTTCATGGTCAACGTCATCGAGAAGATGGCCCAGCTATAGAGCATTCTGATGGATTGAAAGCTTTTTATCTTCAAGGAAAAGACTATTCAGAAGAAGAATATTGGCGATTAGTTAAATTAAAAGGTTTGTGGTAACACAATGCAAGAAATTAAGATAGATATATTTGGTACCAAAAAATATTATTGGAATGGTCGATTGCATCGAGAAGATGGGCCAGCGATAGAATATTCTGATGGAACTACAGTGTGGTTTCTTCATAATAAGAAACATCGAGAAGATGGTCCGGCAGTAGAAACTATTGATGGAGATATGGGTTGGTATCGTTATGGAGAATTACATCGAGAAAAAGAGCCCGCCATTATATTAAATAATGGGGAGAAATCTTGGTGGCTTCATGATCAACGGCACAGAGAGGATGGGCCCGCCGTAGAATTTGCTAATGGAGAAAAAGAGTGGTTTCTTCAAGGCACAGAATATTTAGAAGAAGAATATTGGCGCTTAGTTAAACTAAAGGGTTTGTGGTAATAATATGCAAAAAATTAAGATAGATAAAGATGGTAATAAAAGATATTATTGGAATAATAAGTTACATCGAGAAGATGGTCCGGCCATAGAATGGTTTAATGGACGTAAAGATTGGTACCTTCATGGTCAACGACATCGAGAAGCGGGACCAGCAGTAGAATATGAGAATGGAGATAAAGAATGGTTTATCCATGGAAAATATCATCGAGAAGATGGCCCAGCCAGAGAATTTTTTTGGGGAGGTAAAGAATGGTTTCTTCACGGTCAACTCCATCGAGAAGATGGACCAGCCATAGAATATGCTAGTGGAGAAAAATATTGGTACCTTCAAGGCAAAGAATATACAGAAGAAGAGTATTGGCGAGTGGTTAAATTAAAAGCTTTGTGGTAAAGTATGCAAGAAATAAAAATAAATGAACGTGGGACTAAAAGATACTATTGGAATGATGAATTACATCGAGAAGATGGTCCGGCCATAGAGAGGAGTAATGGAGATAAAGAATGGTGGATTCATGGCAAAAGACATCGAGAAGGTGGTCCAGCAGTAGAACTGGCTGATGGATATAAAGAATGGTATCTTCATGGTCAATGTCATCGAGAAGATGGTCCAGCCATAGAATATGCCGATGGTTATCAAGAATTTTGGCTAAATAACCGCTTTATTTCTTCAAAAGAAGAATATTGGCGGTTAGTTAAGTTGAAAGCTCTATGGTAACATCCAAATTTCTATGCTTTTTATTTACAAAATTACCAATTTAATAAATGGAAAAATTTACATTGGGCAAACTATTAATCCCTCTCGAAGATGGTCACAGCATAAATCTAATGCTAAACTCCAAAAAGGTAAGCAAATTATTACCGCCGCCATCCGTAAATATGGGCCAGACTCCTTCTCTTTCCAAATAATTGCCACCTGCCTCTCCCAAGACCAAGCTAATTGTTCAGAAGAACTGATCATCCAACAAGAAAATAGCCGTCATCCCAATATTGGATACAATGTGGACAAAGGTGGTATGCTGCAATCTCAAGATCCAATTATTGCGGCTAAAATTAGTCACAGCCTTAAAAAATATTATCAATCTCACGATAATTGGAATAAAGGAGGCACCCTCTCTCCTGAATGGAAAGAAAAAATATCCCAATCTCATGTAGGGAAAACTGGAACCAATACTGGAAAAACACTCCCCAATAATTGGAAATTAAAAATTTCTCAATCTCAAGCCGGTCAACCTAAACTTTCCAAAAGAAAATTTCCGCCTCAAATAGAACAAGAAATCTGTCAATTATATATTAATAATAATTCTGCCTACTCATTAGCTAAACAATTCCAATGTCACCGGACTGTCATTACCGATATTTTAATTCGTCATCATATTACTTTAAGAGTTGCTTCCAATAATAAGAGAAAGAAATTATTCTCTGCAGAGCAAGAACTAGAGATATGTCAAGAGTATCAGCAAAAAATATATTCCAGAACTGACCTGGCTATCAAATATAAGTGTAGCAAAACAACTATTAGGGATATATTAATAAGACATAGTGTTCAACTGTAAATGAGGTGATGATGGAACCGAGAAAAAACCGAAGCGATAAGTACCAATGGATACTCCTCGAAACCGCCTGCTCCAACGAAATGCTCGAATCCTTCTGCAACGAAGACAGCATCTCGTCTCGCTTAAACCCCTTTCAATATAATGAAAATCTAATTGATTTAGAAGATCAATTGAAGAAAGAATTTTGGAGAGTGGTAGAAACTTTGTTAACTCCTCGTCAACGTCAGGTGATTCGATTGTATGCTGATGGTTATACCCAGATGGAAATTGCTAAGATGTTAAATGTTAATCAAAGTTCAATTACGAAATCGCTGAACGGTAACGTGGATTATAAGAACGGGAAAAAGATCTACGGTGGCGCGAGAAAGAAAATCCGCAAAATCATCGAAAACGACACCAAGATCAAAGAAATCTTACAGAAAATCGCCGAATGTCGAGATGAAAAATGGTAAGTCACTGTGACACTTTGCTCTCAATGCCAAATGCCTCAAACTCAATTTGTGCCCAAGACAAAATGGTGTGCCACCTGTCATCAAAACTATAAAAAGAGAAAATATCAAGAAAATTTATCAGCCAGTAGATACTATACTAACCAAAGAAGAGCGGCAAGAATTCAATGGTTTCAACAACTTAAAGCCAATATTCCTTGTACGGATTGTGGAAAAATATATGATCCCGTTTGTTTAGATTATGATCACGTACCAGGTCGAGGCATTAAATATAAAAATGTGTCTCGGATGGTGTTAGATAATAGTCCGAAAGAAAAGATCTTAGAAGAAATCAAGAAATGTGAATTGGTTTGCGTGTTATGTCATAATGCGCGGACCTTTTGTCGTTTAAAAACGGCCACTGCTTATAAACCACATCAACAAAGAAATATTAATATAATTAATCAGTTCAAAGAACAACCGTGCGTTTACTGTGGTCAACAATACCCTAGCTATAATATGCAAATGGATCATATCAATCCAGCACACAAGTTATCTAATATATCACAGTTGAAAAGTAGTAAAGTAGAAATTTTGCATCAAGAATTGGCTAAATGCCAGGTGTTATGTGCTGTATGTCATCGGCTTAAATCGATTATTGAACAAAAGGCCGGAAAATATTTACTTGCCAAATCTAAAATTGCTAAAAAGAGGTTATATTTTGATGGATATGTCAAAGAGTGCGGTCGATGCCGGCAACTAAAAGAACTTAGCTGTTTTAGAAAACATCAGCACACTACTTCTGGCTATAACACTTATTGTATAAGCTGTTTTAATGAGTACCGACGACAACGAAGAGCCAACCTGTAAAATCTATTTGTTAACTAATGTAATCAATAATAAGATTTATATTGGTCAAACTTGGAATTCAGTTCACTCTCGAATGGGTAAAAAAGGATCAAAATATAGGAACTCTCCTTATTTGTATAAGGCTATTGTCAAATATGGGGCCCAAAATTTCAAATATGAAATCTTGGTTAAGTGTTATGATCAAGAGACAGCGGATTATTTAGAAGAATATTATATTAAGCAATATCGAAGTCAAGATTCTCATATTGGTTATAATTTGAAAGAAGGCGGTCGAGGAGGTAAGCATTCGTTGGAAACCAAAGAAAAGATCTCTCAATCCGTAAAGAAACAATTGGCCAATTTAACTCCAGAAGAGTTATTAGAGAGAACGGCCAAAATATCTAGTTATTGGTCTGGAAAGCAGCGAGGCCCACAAACAGAGCAATGGAAACAAGAAAATTCTGCTAAAATTAAAGCTTGGCATGCAGAACATCCACACCCTATGTTGGGGAAGAGTCATTCAGCGGAAGCAAAAGCAAAAATTAAGCGGAGTAGTTTGGGCAGAAAGTGTTCTCCGGAAGCTATTCAAAAGCGAGTGGCAAAATTAAAGATAGATCAAGAATTAGAATTATCTATTATTATGGCGTATCAGAGTGGGGATCTTATTTCTGAAATTGAAAAAGAATATGGGGTAAGAGTATCAACTATTTACCGAGTGCTGAAGAGGAACGCTATTCCGTTAAGGGGATGTGATCAGAGTTGGGTCGGTAAGAGTCATACTCCAGAAACCTTGGAAAAGATGTCGAGAGCGAGGAAGAAGTATTGGGAGCGCCAACGAGTGATGGGGACAATTAATCAAGAATAATATCAATATTTGTTTATCTATAATAGGCGTATTTTATTTAATGGGAGACGTAATGTCAAAATTTAGTATAGATTATTCAAGTTTAGAGAATAAAATTTATAAGAAAGCTTATAGATTGAGCGAAGTAAAAGATAAACTTGAAACTGTGGCCTTTGACATTGTTAGATTCAAGGAAGGCGATAAGGGCGCTGATTTATGGCAAGTCCAGAGTGCAGATGATGGCGAGTATATTGTGGCTTTATATCAACCAGAAGAGGACGTAAAAACGGCTTCTTGGGATGTGGTATTGAGTAAAACGGCAGGTACTTTACATGTTTCTTATAACGGGGATCCGATTGTCAAGGTAGCAGCTAGTAAATTGGGGATTCCGGCAGCTGAGTTAGATAAGGTTCAAAGTTATTTGCCAAATAAATTGGCTACTAATAAAAAATTAGTACAAGCATTATTGAATGAATTGCCAGAATCAACTAAAAAAGAGGTATTAAGTAAGTACCCAGAAATGTTAGCTTAACCTTACCATATAGGCGTTGAAAATGAGCGTTGATAAATTACATAAATTAGTGAGTTCTCTAAATACATCATTATTTAATAATGAGAGACTTGCCACACCTGTATTAGCTATTAAATTAGCGCAAGCTAATGCCGCTTATCCGGAAGACCAAACCATTGGGGCGATGCATCGGATTATTGGTAAAATGGTAGATAATGAGAACGTGTTTATTAGCAAGGGAGAGTTAAAAGCTCTAGCTAATAAATTATATTCTCGTAATACTAAATTTGCCGAACTTTTTCAAGAAGAATTAGGATTAACTTCTCCGATTGCCGAGCCAAAATATTTTCCACGAGATGAATCAACAGCCGAAGTTCGTTATGAGGTACAAGACCAGGTATTAGCTAGTGCGTTAGATAGTGTCTTTAATAATGCGCCATTAAAGATGTATTCTAAGAAATTAGCTTCACAAGCCTTACATTCAGTGGCCTCTAGTTTAGATGCTTGGAATTTAACACCTACTTCTTTAATGGTCGATGAGGGTAATGAAAAGTTTTTAGTGATTAAAGCTAATTATGAGACTCCTAAAGGGATGACCAGTTTATTTATTCCGGTAGAAACAGTAAAGGATCAAGTATTAGAAGCTTCGGTATTTATGGGTAATGTTGGCCCGCAAGAGTTAAATCATAGTGCTATTAAATCATATTTAACGACTCAAGCCGGGACTAAATTAAAAATTAATGGATCTCAGATTTTATCGATTCTGACTACTGCTGCTTCAGAAAACAGAGAAATTAGCGATGCAGAAATTGCGTTAACTAAATTAACTGCCTCTCGTCAAGGAGAGTCTCAATTTTTTGATAATTCGATTGTGGGACAAAAAGTGGCCGAAGCAGGACGTAAAGATATTGAATTTGCTAAATCAGATGAATTTATGTCATTTGAGAAGCAATTTACTACTCCTCAAGGCCAAGCTATTTGGCAATTTGGGGAAGAAAAAGTTAAAATTGCTCGAGAACATATTATTAGAGAGTTAAAGAGTTATGGTCATAAGAACCCACAAGTAGTTATTGCCAAGAGCGATAATAACTCTATTTTTTACCATGTCTCATTAGATGTGGGTCGGGTTGGATTTACGGTTCCGGTAAAAATTGCCTCGGGTAAAATTATGAAACCATCTATTATGTTATGTAATGGGGCGGTGAAATCATTTAATCAAGAGAGTATTAACGAATTATATGTCAAAAATACCAGCGATTATCGTGCCGCTGCGGGCGCCTCAACTTTCTCTGGCTTAAAGCCCAGTGAAGTATTAGATAATTTGCGTACGGCCTTAGCTGAAACGAATTACGCTAAAGCCGAAGATGCGTTAAATGTCTTAGCTCATAGTGGAGATACCAAAGCATATGCTACTGGATTTAGCGTTTATATGAGCGCGTTAGCTAATAAAAATAATGAGCCTGTGCATAAATGCGCTCATGCCATTCACAATAAAACCAGTGAGCATCCCATTTGCAGTCAGACCGGATTACCGACTCATAAAGTTTACCAAGACAAAGATGGAAATTGCCGACCGATGTATCGTAGGGGCATGGCTGAGACCTATGAAGGCGCAATTTTTAACAACTACAAAATTTTTGGATGATTATGAGAATAGTGAGACTGGCTAATTTATTAGAATTAAAGTATAATTTTACCTCTCAAGCCGGCCTTGCTGACATTATGGGGCAGGTAAAATCCGATTTAATTTCTGCCTATAATTTATATGTTAATAGTCAAACGGCGAAAGAGCCGGTCTTAGCTATGGTGGCTCAAATGGGAGAACCATTTACGGTATCGTTTGTTCACAATATGAATAAAATGATTGCTAATTTGGATGTATTAGCAGAATCTCCGGCGTTATTATTTAATAGTATTAATAAGATGTTAGGGGCAATTCAAGAAGTAAAAGATGATAAAGACAAAACGGTACGTAATTTTATTCATGATTCTATTCGAGTCACGAAGCAATCGGAAAAAAATTATCGAGAATTAGTTAAATCTAAATTTGAAACTATGTTATATCGTTTGTCGCATATTTTAGAAAAGCAAGCGAAGACTTTGAAAGTCTTTTTACCTAAAGAGGTAGAATTAGCTGGTGGTGGAGTGTTACCAGAAAGAAAAGAGTTAAGTAAAGATAAGTTACGAATGTTTTTAATGACTCCGGCTGCTCAAAAATATGGTTTACATTCGTTAGATATCTTAGAAAAAGTATTATCAGATCCAGAGTTAAAAGAAAAATTAACTACTTTAATCAATGCAGTTGATCGTGGGCATGTTCCAGCAGATGGTCCAGAAATTGCAGAAGCCACTCAAGAAATAATGGACTGGTTTAAAAGCAAACAAACTAATGCCAAACAATTTGAAGATGTGGAATGAGGAGCTATTATGAGAGTTGCTGAAATATTACAGGCGATGGCGGCTTGGTTAGAGAGCCCAGATAATGAGGCATTATTATTATCTGAATATCATGAAGATAGCATGAAAATTGTGGCAGAAAATTGCATTTTGGCGGCAGCTTTGCTGAAAAATGCGGCAGAACAAGTCAATGAAATTGAGCCTCCCGCAGAATCCAAGATTACTCCAGAAGCTATTGAGCAAACGGCCGCGTTAGCTGCTATGTTTGATGCTTCGGGCGATCCAGAATTAAAAAAACAAGCTTCAGTTTTAGATGAGTTATTATTATCTATTGCGGCTCCACCTCATGCATATGCCGAGAGAAAAGATTTACAAGACCAACGGTTAGTAGAATTAAAGAAAAAATATGAGAATCCAACTCAAGAATTAAATGAAACCAATAAAACGGCTGATGCTGAGAAAATAATTGATAAAAGCAATATGACCAAAACTTATAAAGTGTTGGAAGCTCCCTTAAGCACTCGTTATTGCCCAGATCATCCAGGAGTGCAAATTGCCAGAGTGGGAGAGCATATGTGGCAATGTGAGCTAGATAAAAAATCTTATAATTTT